CCAGCAACTACACCACCAGAAGCAGGGACAGGTGTAGAGGCAGATACTACACCAGCAAAACCAGGAGAACCTAAAAAAGCAGGAGCAAATGGTTTATTAACAGACGCAGAAGCAGAGGCTGACGGTGAGGGACACGGTATAGTCGCCCACGCATTAAATAAAGTTACAGGGATTGGTCTTGACGCTGGTGAGAATGTAGCAAAGTTTGGAGGAGCAGTAACAAGTGCTGGTATGGGAGGTGTAGCTCTGTATGGTGATATTAAAAATATGGTTGATAATCACGGTGACCCTTTTAAGAAAGACGCCTCTTGGGAGGACGACGTAAATAATGTAGGGTCAATAGTCCAGGGAGTAAGTGACGTTGTAGGTGTTATTCCAGGTTTAGAATGGGTTGCTGGTTTAGGTAATCTTATAGGAGCAGGGACGAGTGCGATTGGTATGTTTGGTGACCACGATAAAAACGTCCAACACGATAAAAATGTAGAGGATATGAAAAATCAACTAAAAACTCAAATACAGGCTCCGTCAAGTGCAGGAGAGGTAGTCCAGAGTGCTCCCTCACAAGTCCAGCAACAAGTCCAAAAATCAGTAGTCCAGGGGTCATATTAAGAATATACCCATTTGTATTAAACATTAATAAATAATACGCAAATAGGTATAAATCTATCATAATTTTTATTTTTTTTATCTTATTATTTTTATATATTAAATAATATAAAAATGAGTAGTGGTAATAGATATTTAGAGATTGCGTGTAGTAATAAGACGAGTGACGGCAAAATGAGTTTCCGTAAAGGTATAAGCGACCTTATCTTTGAGATACCTGAAATGAACTCAACCCTAATCCCTGGCTCTGTGAGAGTTACTGGTAAATTAAAGGTTTATAAAAATGCTACTGGTGGTGGGACTGTTGTAGATTTAGGTGACGATATTAATTTGGACGCACGCCTTGGAGTTTATGGTGCTTTCCAGTCTCTAACCACGAGAAGTATTCGTCACCAACAGTCCATAGAGAACATTAGACATTATGCTCACTTCCTTAAATCATACCTACCTTTAAGCACGAGAACAGAGGATAATTTAGGTCACCTTGACGAGGTTGCCCTCACGCTTCCTAATTGGAGATTAAATAAAATTGCTAATGTAGTCCGTAAGAACCCTGACAATACTGGTAATGATTTCTGTGTTGCTCTCCCGTGTGGGCTATTTTCGTCCTCGCAACATATTCCTCTTTCCTCGTCTATGCTTGCAGGATTGGAGGTTAGGCTCGCCCTCGCACCAGACAGTCAGGTTTTATATGCTACTGACGGCACTATTGCTGATAGTGATTGTTACTATGAGTTTGAGGATTTAAAATTAGTTTGTGAGGTTAAAGATTATAGTGAAGCAGAAATACAACAGTTAATGAAACAGAGCGAGGGTGTATTTACTTACAATTCTATCTCCTCTTATTATGATACTATTAATTCGTCAAGTGCTTCTGTTGTATTTAACCTGGGTTTATCAAAGGTTAGAAGTGCTTTCGCTACATTTATCCCCTCAACATTCTTAAACAATTTAAATCAAAATGGTTACGCCTCTCTATTACCTACTAATAAGGACGGGAGTATCGCCTCAATCCGTAAGGTTTTTTGGACGAAGGGAGGCTCACTTTACCCAAAACACTATGAACTAAATAACGTCATACGTGCCTCTCCAAAGAGTATGGTTTGTGACCCAGTTATTAATCGTGATTATGTTAGTGCTGTGCTCCCTTGGGCGACCAACCGAGCTACTATGATTTCTCCTTGGACTAATAATAGGTCTTGGACTGCTGACAGCACGAGTGCTACTCAAACTAAATACACCCAAGTCGCAGACGGAGGAGTAGTTTGGGGATTAGGAGTAAATTATGATACTCTTGGAGGACCAGGAATGGATTTCACGACCCAGCAATTCGGTATGAACTTGGATTTGGATTTAACGAGTGATAATCCTATATCTACATTTGTATTTGTTAATAGTGAGCAATCTGTATTTTTTAACCAAAATGGGATACAATTAAAACAATAATGAGTATATACCTCATAATTTTACTTTTACACGATAAAATAGGTACGGAGCTCGAGAGCAGAAGAGACCGTAACCTCTCCATAAATAAAATCCTTTTTTTCTACACTTTTTTTTGATATATTTTAATTTTTATTGATTTAAAAAATAATATATTTAATATTATAAAAATGAGTGCTCCTGCCGATATGCCTGATACGAGACCAACAAGAGATAATCAACCAAGCGAAGTCCAATTGGTAAATATTGCAACTACAACTAATGAAGAGATAGAAAGTGACGTGTTAATGCCTGTTGTTTTCTCCTCGGATAATTTATTCTGTCGGTTTGAGTTAGAACCAAAGGGTTTCCTGTCTCCCGATTCCTCTATTTCTATTGGTGTAAAACCTAATAGTGCTGTGGAGCGAGCCTTCTTTCCCAAGGGAGTTGGTGTATATTCTCTTATTAAGAGAGCAGTTTTAAAAACTTCTTCGGGGAGAGTAATTAATGATACGGACGAAGTAGCACACCAGCTCGCTATGACCTCTATGTATTCCTCTCTACAAGGTAATAAAAATAGAGAACAGTTTTCTACTGGACGTGGTTTGTGCTATGAAATGAATTATCCTGACGGTGGATTTACAAGTGCCGAGAGTTACGGTTTATCTAATGGTAAAGAATACTCTACAACTGGTCTCACCTGTAATAATTTTGAGGTTGTTTCCAAATCAAGAACTGATTTATACCCTACATTCCAGATAAATCTTCACGAGCTATTCCCATTTTTAAGAGCAGGACAACGTATTCCTCTGTATATGCTTGGTAATGATAGATTACAGATTGAGTTATTTTTTAACCCAGTAACCGACGCTCGTATGAGTGTCTCCAAAGCAGACCAAACTGGGAGCTCAACCAGAGAGTTTTTAATTGACCAGAACTCCGTGCAAATGATAGCAGACCACATTTATATCCCAGGAGGTATGGAGGATTGGGCGGAGAAACATAAAATGATACAGTATGGTTTTACTCAAATGGTTTCCTCACGTCACGTCATAGATACTACGAGTGCTGTAAATAATAAGAGAAATGTAGGAGGTGCTGGTCGCCTTGTTAAGAGAGTATTTACTGGTGTATCTTGTGATTTACAGAAAGCAGGCACAACAATCGTGGGAGCAGACCAACTCCTTAATAAATATGAGGCAGTTGGTAATTTAAGAGACGAAGATAAACACAGTTTAGTCACTACAAATGTATTTATGAATGAACACAAACTATTCCCACAGGACGTTACTAATATGGCGAGACATTATCATAATTTAAGAGACGCTACTGGACGTATTATTTACACTACTCGTGGTGTTTATTGTGACGAAGGTGGTATATCTACTGATACAGTCCAACAGGGGCTCATAGCTCCCAAGGGTGTTGCTTCTCTTCATTATGAAGGTAGAGGACAGAGTGATAATCTTGCTGGTAAGCAGAACTTTTTTGGATTTAGACTTAATACTGGTGAGCGTGTAGGCACGAAGGGTATAGAACTCACCACGGATTTTGAGAACCTACGACACACAGCAGGAGAAGTTGGGACATTCACCCAGTATAGTATGATAGAAGTAATTAAGAGTGCTGTATTAATGGACGGACAATTAGAGGTTGTATATGCTTGATTTACAAGATAAAACTTAAAACAATTTTTTATATTTTTTATTATTTTAAAGATTATACCCATTTGAGAATTATTCACTATTAAAAATCACAAATGGATATAATGAGATTTTATGTTTTAAGATTTTAATTAATCCAAAATTATTTTCTAATCTATATATATAAAATGAGTGAAGCAGATAAAGAAGCGATTATGAAAGCAAGACCCAATTTAAAACCCAATACAATTAAAATGTATTTATTTAATTTAAACAAGTTAAAAAAGACCTTTGATAAAGATAATTTAAAGTTTTTAAGTGACGTTGAGGACGTGCAAGATAAGATAAAACATTTACATTTTACAACACAGAGAAACTTTTATAATGCGATTATAGTGTATTTGAGAGCTACTGACCCCGATAATAAAGATATTGATAAATATGATAAAATTAGAAATCAACTCAACGACCAATATAAAACAGAGAATGAGAAAGGGACTATCTCTACAAAACAGAGTGATAATTTTGTAGATATAGAAGTATTAAGAGATATGTTAAGTAAAATGGAAAAGGAAATAAAAGACCAAAAATTAAAGAAAAAAACAACATTATCACCAAAAGAAAAGACACTATTACAGGTATTTACGATATACTCAATTTTATTAAAAATCCCTTTAAGAAACGACCTCGCTGGTATGTCTGTAATCTCAAAAACACAGTATAATAAATTAACACAAAAAGAAAAAGAAGACGGCAACTATCTTGTAAATTATAAAAATAAATTAGAGTTTGTATTAAACGAATATAAAACGAGTAAGAAGTATAATGAAAAAATCATAAGTATTGATAAGGATTTGGAGAAGATTATAAGAATGTATTTAAGAAAGAATGAAGGCTCGGTATTATTTACAAGTAGCACAGGAAAACCTTATACACGTAATGCCCTCTCGCAATTGCTCCTGAAAACGTCACAGAAATATTTAGGAAAGAATATATCAACTACTATGATACGTAAGATAGTATTAAGTGATTTATTTGCTGATAATAAGAAAAAGCAACAGGAAATGGCGGAGATTACAGGTCATAGCGTCTCCACTATGAATAATGTGTATGTGAAAGAAAAAGCAGAAGAGTAAAAACTGCGTAAAAATTAAGTGCGTTTAAGATAAAATTATTTTCTATTTTAAGTATATATAAATATGGGTTGGGATTTAAAAACAGATTTAACTTTTGGTAGAAAAAATGAGCGTTTAGTAATTTCTTATCTTAACTCACAGGAGGATTTTGAGAGTGATTGGTATGTTGCTTATCGCAATCAATATAATCAGGTGGATTTTAGCTCGTGGAAGGTTATAGGGGAGTTAAAGAGTAGGAAAGTATCCTCAACAAAATATCGTGATACTATGTTTGGTGAGAATAAAATGAAATATCTTAAAGATAAAAATATGAAAGGTGAAAACCGTATATTTAGATTTTACTTTTTATTTACAGACGGTTTATTCTCTTGGGAGTTTGACCCTACTAAAAATCAATTAGATACGGAATACGAGATAAGAGACCATTACCACCAGGAGAAACATAAATACGAGCCATATTGTTTTGTTAAACCTCAATATCTTACAAAGGTCACAGATACATTTAATTCATTCACCTTTGAGAATGCAGAGAATACTAAACATTTACTTTAATCAAAGGTTACAGTTATAGGACCTTGCTTAATAACTAATATATTTAATGACGTTTGTTTTAATGACCTCTTTAAATCCAGCTCACTTTGGATTATCTTACTAACATTTGGTTTTATGAATTTCTTTATACAAGGATTTTTATTGTATAAATAAATTACCTTTCTAACACTTGGTATATCTCCATATTTGGAGACTTCATTTATCATATCCTCTACCTCTTTATCATTTTTAAAATCTGTGCCGATAATACAGTAACTATTTAAACAATATTGTTTTATCCTCTTACAATCGTGTATAACTTTCTTTTTATCTTTTACAGATAATATCTTGCGTGGGTTAATATCTGTTAAATACTTAACAAACTCTTTTTTATCTTGTATTAAATATTTATTTTTAGGGTTAATATTATATAACTCACCTGATACTGCTTCTTGCAATGCTGTAACTAATTGTGATTTTGTTGGATTACTTAAATATATAGGAATCTTAAATGTATCAATAATATCACTTAAATCTTTCTTGCTGTGAGTTTTGGAAATATTAATCATTATTTTTATAATATTACAATAGAAAAAAAAATAACATATATAGCATAAATAATGCTGACACTAAATGAGCTACGGAGAATGGTTAAAAAACATAATCAGTTAATGGATATTATTATCCCACCAAAAACAAACCGTGACGGTCTTATAAAACTTATAGAAAAAAATGGTTTTACAATTGACCACGATAAAAAGAAGATTATACCAAAGATACAAATGAAAAGAAAACCAACAGTCCCCTTACCACCA